CAACTCACGCACGCGCCCCTCCAATTCTTGCTGCTGGAGCTGGAGCTCGGTCGCGCGCTTCGCTTCGCCGTCCGTGCGGGCGCGCGCCTCGGCGAGATCATGCAGGAGCTGATCCCGCTGCGCACTCAGGCGCCTCGTCTCATCGGCGAGCCGCGAAAGCTCCGCTTCGGCATCGCGGCGTTCCGCTAGGAGCCGCGCCATGACGGTGGCGGCCTCACTCTCCGTCCGCTGCTGCTGGCGTAGTGCTCCCTCAGCGCGCGCAAGACTGTCTTGCTCTTGGACCGCCAACTGGGCGATGCGAGCCGCCAGCGTATCTGCATTCGCCTGTTGCGCGCGGAGATCGGTCAGGCTGTTCTTGACCCAGCGGACGAGGTCTTCGAGATGCTTGAGCGCTCGCTGCTGGTTGACGATGGATTCGATGTAGGAGAGGGCCTGCTCGTCCGTCAGCTCGCTCATGCTTGCTACCTCTTCACGCTCTGCGCGACGATGGCAACCGTGAGATCAGTCGTCGCGCTCTTCGCGGTCAGCCGAGGCCGGACGTACTTCGTATTTTCGAGAATCTGTTCGATCTTCCCCGTCGCGAAACTGAGCGCGTTGCCCTGGGGATCGTTCAGCGTGAACCACGTGCCGCCGGTGGAGGTGATGCTCGTGGCCGTGTTGGAGCCCTGGATGACGAGCGTCGTGGTGCCCGTGCCCCAGGTGCCTTGGACGTGGACGCTCTTGTCGGGCAACATCGCCCCATCCATCGCCTGCCCGGCGCCCAGGGCATTGAAGCTCGTCCACTCCTGACGGAACACCCCCCGCGCCAGCCACTCGCCCTTTGTCGTGCCGACCAGTGCCATCAGATCAGACCCTCCCTGCGTCCTCGACTCGGCGCGCCGCGGCGCGCTCATGCGCGAGTCGGTGAAAGTTCCGCTGGCGCGGCAGGAGCTGCCGGCCGCAGATCTCGCACGGCAGGCGCCCGTCCCCTGCGGTGGACGGCGCGGGCGCGGGCGTCGTCGGCTGAGGCGGCTCGCCTGGCAGGACGAGACCGACTTCCTGGCGGACGGCGAGGGACATCTTCGCCGCTTCGTCCCAGAACCACTCGGGCAACTGATCGGTCATGCGGTCGCCCGACTCCGAATACACCTGGCCGCCCTGGACGAAGAGCGGCGGTCCGTCATCCCGGCAGAGACGCACGTAGGGCGTCACGCGCGTGAGGCGCAGTTGCGTCGTCCCGGGAATGCGCTGGTAATGCTGCACCTTGAGGCTGAGACTCATGACGGCATCTCCGTATCTGCCGGGACATCCGGCCCGGCCGCGTGGCCGACTTCGAGCGCCGCCTGAAGCGCGATCTCGCCCGGCGATGCGGCCCAGGGCTGGTCGCCGTCGGCCGACAGCAGCGGATGTTGGATGTAGCCGTAGAGCGGTCGCACCAGTTGCCCCTTGATGGGTTTGGCCTGGTAGGCCGCCAGCAGCGTGGACATGTTCGGCAGCTTGAACGTCATGCCGAAGTGGCGCGCGAGACCGAGGAGATAGGCCGCGCACTGCCCGCCTTCCTCCTTGCGGTCCTGGTTCGGGTAATGGAAATCGCAGCCGTAGAGCCAGAGCTCTTTGACGCCCGAGACCATGGCCCAGGCGATCGCGTAGGCCACCGTCGAGTTGAGGAAGTCGTCGCCGATCTTCTGGACGACCTCTTCGATCGGAAACCGCACAGACATCGGAAACTCGGGATACGGGGTCGACGTGATGATGGGCCGGTCATGGGTGGCGAGGAAATAGCCGTAGGCCGGCATGGCCTGGGCCTGGCGACGGAGATCGTCGAAGACCCAGAGCTTGTCGTGGCGATAGACGCGCCCGCCGAAGTTGACGGTCCAGACCTCGTCCCACGTGCTGGCGCAGCTCGTGGCGCAGATATGCTCGCCGTAGGCCATGCGGGAGGCCCCGAGCCCGAGGAGCGCGACCCGTTCGGGCCGAGTCTTGAGGCAGTCGGCGGGATCACCACCCATAGGCCGTCACCAAGAAGGTCTTCTCGGCCAGGGTGCCCGTGGCCGCTTGGAGGGTCTGTCCCAAGCCGCTCGCCAGGATGCTCTTCTGGGGACCGAGCTTGAGCCCCGTGGAGAGCACCCAGACCCGGGCGGACGTGGTCGCGGCGGGCACGTGCATCAGGATGTAGCCGTCGACGTTCCGCACGAGCCCGATGGCCCCGGCGGCCGGCATCTTGACGCCGCCCGAGGGCCACTGGCCAGAGGCCATCGTGAGCTTGAGGTTGACGATCTTCTTCCGCTGGTAGACGACGATGTTCTCGTGAATCTTGCCGGTTTTGCCGGTGGCCGTGAGGCCGGCGATGGACCAGTTACCGCTGGAGAGTGCCATGGTTCTGTCTCCTTGACCCCGCGCGTTCGCCCTCCCCGGCGTCTCACCGCCGGATCCCAGGGGCTCCTAGCGTCCGCAGGGTTGGAAATGCGGGCGACCCGTCACGGCGGGCCGCCCATCTCTGAGACTGTGCTGACGTTAGGCCGTGACCGTCCTCACAACGCCTGTCCCGAGCGCAGCGGGCTCATTCCACGACGGCTCGACGAACAGGACCGCGCGCACTGGATAGGCGACGGTGGCGGCCGTGCTGACGTTGATGACGACTTCCTCGTCCGGCTTGACCTTGAACGGGGTCACCTTGTTGTAGTAGGAGACGCCCTTGGTCGAGCTCGACGCGAGCGTGATGATCCCCTTCTGGTTGCCGCTGACCGAGGCTGTCCCGGCCGTCGCGAGTCTGAGCGAGAACTTCGGCTTCGTGACCTTGGCCTTGGTGCTGGTCGACACGATGGCGAAGCCGCGGACAATGTGAGGATGGCGACCCGGGCCCCATTTGCGCTTGTCGCCGGTGCCGCTGGCCAAGACGGCCGTCGCCAGTTGGATTTCGATCTGATCGTGGGAATACACCATGGCTTTCTTCCTCCCGCCTCGGCGTCATCCGGTTCCGGCACGGCGCGTCCCCGCTAGCTGCCGGAATTGTCAGCCGAGGGCTTGCTCAGTCGGTTAGGTGCTTGTCACGTGCACGATCCGGGCCTCGCCCTGGTTGCCCGTGTCCCAGATGATCCCGAACTCCAGGATCCCGTACCAGGCGACGGCCTTCGCCCGGCCGAAGTCACCGGGGATGGCCGCACGCAACTCGGGCGTGAGGACCTCGGCCATCGCGACGGCGTCTTGGCCGAAGACGACGCCTTCGCCGAGGACCGAGCCGGTGCCCTTCTTGGCGAGCGCGTCCGCGTGGTTGGTTTCGATGAAGCGCACGCCTTCCAAACGGCCGACCTCGGCGTTGTACTTGGCCGCGGGGTCGGTGTACTTGTGCCATTCCTCCCAGGCCGGGTCACGCTTGAGTCCGCGAATCCCGAGTGTGCGGAAGATGGCGATGTAATCGTCACCATCCACGGGTGGGCAGTTCAGCGTGTCAAAGAGATAGTCGCGGATCTCCTCCACGTGCCAGACGTTGAGGTTCTGGCTGGCGACGGCCCCGGGCGTGCCGTTCGTCGTGATGTTGTTCGCCGTGAGGCCGGTCGGCACATACTTCACCTTCGCCGCCTTCCAGGCCGCCGCGGCCGCGGTGTCGAGCGACAGCCGCATCTGGTCGCGCAGCGTCCGCTGGATCTGGTTCTCGAGGTCGAAGAACGACAGGTCGTCCGCGAGCGATGTGTAGGGGACGGCCCGGCCATACTCCGACACCGTGATCGATGTCGTGGTCAGCGAGAAGTCGTCCTCGGGAATCCGCACGCCTTCGGAGAGCTTCGCGCTGGCCGGTTCGGTGAGGTTGGCGACGCGCGTCAGCGTCACGTTCTCGCCCTGTTTCCGGCCGAAGCCGGGGATCGGGCGCACGTGGTCCATGAAGACCGCCTTTTCGAGCGCGGCCTCATAGAGCCGTCGACTCAGGGCGTGCTGCTTGAAGGTGCCCGTCGGGGCATCGAACGTCCATTCCCATTGCGCCATGGTTTCTGATCCTCGCTACGACGCGGTGCCCGTCTTCGCAGGTCGAGCGCGCGTCGCCCGCCGCTGCCGGATCAGGTCGCCCAAGCTCGTCGGGCCTTCCTTCTCCTGCGACGGCTTCGGGGTGCGGGCCCCGCCGGCCGATTCGGCGACCGTGCGCAGGGGCGCAGTCGCGCTCTCGTCCGCGGGGCGATGTCGTTTCAACGCATTGACGAGGTAGGTGCGCGCCAGGTCGCCCAGCTTCTTCCGCGCCTCGCTCGGGTCAAGCGGGGCAAGATCCCGGAAGTGGCGCTGAACGAGCGCCTCGACGAGCACGTGGTCATCCTCACGGGAGAGATCCGGGTTGCTGGCATAGAAGCCCTGCCAGAACTCTTCCTGCTGGCGCTGGAGCATCTGCGCCGCCTGGACTTCCCCGAGGATTTGCGTCTTGAACCGGGCCAGCGCGGCGTCCGGGTCGACGAAGAGCTGGGTCCCGAGGTTTGGCCCGTCGGATGCCGACTGGGGCGTGATCGCCTGCCGGAGCCGCGCCTGCGTGTCTTCCCACTGGCGGACGACGCGGCGCAGCTCGCCGAGCTCCTGGCCCTGCTTCTGGATGCCCTGTTCGTACACCCGTTCGCGTTCGGCGATCGCCTCGGCGATCTCGACCGGCAAGTCAAACTCTTTCGCGCCGATTCTGACGGGTCGTGTCTCGGTCTTCGGGCCAGAGCCGGCGTCGGTCGTCTCTGGGGTCGGCTGGCCTGGACCGCCGAGCATGACAGCCGCCTCCGTCGGGCGGGCGGTCTCTGCCTCGGTCTCAGGTGCTGTGGAAGGTCGCTGTGAAGGCATAGGTCTTCATGCTCCTGATCGCTGTCCCGTCGAGCGGGCTGGGCGAATGAGGTCGGTGGCGTGCGTCGTGCTCGCGCGCGCGGCGCGGGCGAGATCATCAAGGAGGGCACGAAGCTCGGCGATCGCCGCGATGGCGCTGCGCATGGCGGGCTCGGTCAGCGTCCCGTTGCGATGCTCCATCACGAGGCGCGTGATGAGTGCGGCTTCCCGGTGCTGTGTCATGCGCGCGATCTCGGTCGCGACGTACTGGAGACGCTGCGCGCGGGCCAGGTCGAGCTCGTCCGGCACCCGAGCCATCAGCCGAACCGCCGGAGATCGCCGCGCACGCGGATCGACCCCGGCGTCCAGAGTCGTCGACCGACGTATTCGCGCGGCCGGCCTTCCAGATCGCGGAGGTCCTCGGCCACGCGGCTGAGGAGGTCAAAGATCCCGTCGAGCGCTTTCAGGATGAACTCCTGTTTCTTGAGCGGATCGCCGAGCGTCCCGTCGCGCTTGTGCTCGGTGTACCAGACCGCCCACTCTTGGAGGCGTCGCGCGGTGTCTTCGCTCATCAGCAGTATTTCCCCATGTGGTCGCGCGTCATGAGCGTCCGATAGCCGCGATGCATCTCCTCCATCGAAAAGGTGCCCGAGCCTTGCGGGCGGCGACGGATCTTGGCGCCCGCCTTCCGCGCCTTGTTGAGCGCGATGGCCCGAAGCATCGCTTCGCGGCGGCGACCGGAGACGTTCGCCCGGCGTACCGTCGACGGCGTGTTGCTATGCACCTCATGCATCATCCGGGTGACGATGCGCTGGCTCTTGCTCGGATGCTGATCATGCTCCATCCGTGCCTTCCCCTTCGCTGAAGACACGAAACCCCGCTTCGGTCGTCCCGAAGCGGGGTTTCGGCTGCCGAATGACCCCGGTGCCGGCCAAGGGTCAGTTACAGCATCGCTTCGATCTTGCCCCCCATCACCACGCGATCTTTCACGTGCAGTACCACGTTGCCCCGCCCGTTGTCAAGAATGAACCGGACGATGGCATCCAGGATGTGCTCGGGAATGAGATCGGCGAGCACCTGCGCTTGCTCGACCGGGCGCGACGTCCACACCCGGCCGCAGGCCGTGACGGTGACCGTCATGGTCCGGCAAGGCCCGTCATCGGGTTGGCCATCTGCGCGATTTCCGCCGGGATCGCCGGTTCCGGCTGGGCCATCGCCCCCTCCGTCGCGCCGGCCCGAGGGCCGGCCGCGCCGACCAAGCCTTGGAACGCGGGCAGTTGCGCGAGACGCTGCGGTTGGGCCGCCAACTCCTCGGGCGTCTGCTCCAGATGCTCGGGGTTGACGTTCAGGGTCTTCATGAGATGCGTGAGCACCTTGTCCGCCGAGAACCGCTGGGCGAAAGCCTGGAGGAGCAGTGGGCTCATCGACACCAGTTGCATCATCGCGGCGAGTTTCTGGAAGTCGCGCACCTTCCCGAGGGTCGCCGAGAGACCGTGAACACGGAAGTGGCAGCCTTGGGCCATCTGAGCATAGCGCTCAGCCGGGGAGAGCCGAGCGAGCGCGAGCGCCGCCCGCGGACCGAGCGCGTGCAAGACCATCGCCCCGTCGACGAGGTCGAGATGCTGGAGGAGCGCTTTCCAGGCCTTCTCCAACAAGGGCTGAATCAGCTCGCGCTCAATGTCGGCAACCATCCCGTCGAGCGTGACCGCCGAACTCTGTTCGGCCATCACGGCTTCCGTGGCCTTGATCTGCCGCGGCGGGAGGAAGCCGAGCTTCAGATCGTTCGTCAATGAACCGGCCTGGAACTCCCGCTCAGCGATGCGGTACATCTCGACCGCCTCGGGCGGCACGCGGCCCTCCGTCAGGTTCTCCAGGACCTTACTCCCCTGCGGGATTTCCGCTTTGACCGCGAGCGTGGCGCCCTGGGGAATCCCGCCGGAGACCTGGCGCGGGTCCTCCAACCAATCCATGCGGATCTGTCGCGTGCCCCAGACCGAGGCGATGCCGCCGTCAAGCATGAGGTTGAAGAGCTCGTTCAGGGCGAGATTCAACGGCACAACATCGTCGTACAGCGCCTTGTGCCACACCGAGCCTGGCACACGGATCAGCGGCGCGACGACAAACGGGCTCTCCCCGTGCCACCAGGGATTCGGCTCAGGCGGTCGGAGGAGATATCGCTCGTTCGCCCGCGCGCAGACGATGTTTCGCGCGACGATGCGCCCTTCGGCGTTGAGCAGGTTGCCCCAGAACTCGTCGATCACGACCCGCTTGCGAAAGTCAGGCGCGCCGCTCGGGTCCTGATTCTGGGCATGCGCCCGCTGCCACGTCTCGGTTTGCTTCGTGAAATCGCCGACGAGCTGCTCGACGACGGCGGGATCGTAGATGCCTTGGTCGGCGAACGCCTGGACCTCGTGGAGATCGCGCTCGACCGTGTGAATCTCATAGAGATGCCGACCGGTCGGATCCGGGAAATAATCCTCGGGCCGCACGACATCGATCGCGAGCCGCCACGGCTGGGTCTCCGTCGCCCGGAGACGCATCGGTGCCGGCTCCATCGGCATGAGTGGCGTCCCGCGCTCGGCGACGAACGTGCGTTCCGGCACGCGGAAGCCGTGGACTTTGAGGATCATGAGGCTAGAGAGCGCCCCGAGTTTCACGGCGTCGGACAGGCGCAATTCGACGTTCGTGTGGTGTCCGGGGCCGTTCGGCAGCCAGTCGAGCGCGCAGCGCAGGAGGTCATGGACATCCTGTGCCGCGAGCGGCGACATCGGCGGTACCTCGACGCTGAACCAGGCACCGAACTGGGTCAGTGCCCGCTTGATGAACTGGCTCAACTGCTCTAGCGCGATCGCGGTCTTCGGCAAGAACTCGGTGGATTGGCCGGCCTGCTTGTAAGTCCAGTCCTGCTCGCCGAGGAAGGCACGCAGGTTCATCAAGGTCTTCGCCATGCGGCTCCGCTTGGCCTCTTCGGCCTCCCGCTTGCAGGCGTCCAGGGCACGGAGGACCGTCAGGCGGTCGCCGACCTCCACGGGACGGTCGGCACCCTCCGGCGGCGTGCCGTTAGTCGGGTTGGGGGGGCGTCGTCGCGGCATCCGAGACCTCGGACGGGTCAGCCTGTCGATAGCGCGGGCGCACGTCCAGCGTCAGATACGTGAGCGAGGTCGTGCGCGCGAGACATTCGACGCAGATGCCGATCCGTCGATGGGCGAGGGGGAGGGCCATGCCACACTGCCGGCAGAGCGGATCGATCATGGCGGTCGCGCGGCCCAGGCATAGCCTGGCGGCATCGCAAGCCGCATGCGCACCGACGGCCATGGCGTCGCGGTCGCTCGCACGGGATCTTCCCAGTGAATCCAGTAGCCCAAGGCATCGGAGGCGTGCGTGCGCCGGTAGTACGGGTCGCGGCGATGGAAGGTCTTCTTGATGCCGCCACGGCCATCGACGAGCACCTGCTCCAGATCGGTGATCAGCTCGCGGCACGAGGGATCGATCTCCAGGCCGATCTCGCCCGTTTCGCTGCGCATCGCGCGGTTGACCGCATTGACGCGGTCCCGCACGAGCGGATTGTCGTCTGGGATCTTGAGACGGAGTGGCACGCCGTAGGCGCGCATGGCGTTCGAGATCAGATGATAGTCACTCTGACCGGTTTGCGAGGTGCGGCGCTTACCGGTCGCATCGCCATAGACCCAGAGCTCCCCGATGTGCGTCGGCACTTCGTTGCGGAACCAGTCGACCATGTCGGCAATCGAGCCTTCATCCAACACGAGCTCCCGGAGCACGCGGAAGAGCTTACCCTCCCGTTGCCCGATCAGCGAGACGAGCGGCTCCACGTTGAAGTCCCAGACCCAGCACAACGGGCGGCGAGGGGCTGGAGGCCAGGGTTGCGGGCGCACATGCAGGGTCCGGTGGAAGGCCCCGTAGGCCCGGGCCCCGGACAGCCCGGGCAGCCACTCGCCGCCCAGCCGAATACGTCGCTGCGTGGACCCTTCGGGATAGATGGATTCCAGCCGCCGAATTTCTTCGGCATGAAGATGGGAATTGTCGTAGATCGATGCCCCGAAGAGACCCACGTCCGCCTTCTGGCCCTGCTGCACGGGTTGGATGATGTCGGGATACAGCCAACTCACGCCGCCCACTTGGCCCTCGGGCGGTAGGAGCGTCACGGCTCCGAAAACGCGCAACCGCCGCGTGGCGCCGACGCGGATCACGGATTCCTCATAGATGTCCCGCGGGGGCTCCTCGTCGAACGCGATGAAGTCCTTTTCGACGCCCGCGAACTTGAGGCGGCCCGAGTCAGCTGACTTGAACCCGAGAATCGACCCGTTCTTGAGTTTGAGGATCTGGTCGGAGGTACGCCACTCGGCGATCTCGCGCGGCGGGATGAACGGCGTGATGCCCGAGGGCACGAATCCGTTGTCGAAGAGCTTCGGCTGGATGATGTCGCGCGAGGATGGGAAATCTTGGGAGACGACCCAGCCGGACATCGCCGTGTGGCGGCCGCTCGGGTCGCCAAACCGCGCGAGTTGCGCGACGCAGTAGGCCAAGGCCTCCGATTTCCCCGCGCGGTTCGCGGCCACGAACCAGTTCTCCCACGTCGGTCCCTTGAGCACCGCATCGATGAATGGCGCTTGCTTCGCGAGCGGCGTCCATTGCAGCACCGGATCTGTCTTCAGACGGTTTCGGTAGACGTCGCTTGCGAGGAGCGATCCTTCGACGGCATCGCGGAGCGCTGATCCAGTCGCCATTGCGCATATGCTAGATCATCAGGCGTGTTGATGTCGAGCACTTCATCGGCCGGCGGAAAGAACGGCAACCACTCGGGCCCGTCGAGCTGGCGGATGATTTGGTGGCCGCCGTCGTGCCGTAGGAGTTGAGGGAGTTGCGACCGCGTCTGGTTGAACTGATGAGGCATCCAGACGCCCAACCTCTCCTCCCCGTCGGCATCGACGACGTGGAGGGCCCACTGCGGCGGATGGGCATAAGCCGTGACGCTCAGCAAGCGATGATAGCGAGGATGGCTCTGGAACAGCTGCCAGGCGGCCCGCATGGTCTCTGCCGTCCGAAACGGGCTCGTGGGGAGCAGCACGTAGACCGTCGCCTCGTGCGGCCATGCCCGATGGAGACGATGCCAGAGCAACACCATCTCGACGGTCGAGTCTTGGAGGCGGATCGGCCGCATGAGAATGCGCACGGCGGGGAACGCGGCGGCGGCCTCGGCCACGCGGTCCGAATCCGTCGAGACATACATCTGCTCGAACAGCTCCGACTCGCAGGCCGCCGCAAGCGTCCAGTGCAGGAGCGGACGACCACCGAGGAACGCCACGTTCTTGCCGGGCAGCCGCTCCGAATGGCCTTTCGCGGGGATGAACGCCACGGGACCCATGGTTACGAGCCGACGCGGTAGAGATAGGCGTGAAGCAGCGGATCGCCGAGGAAGGCATAGGCGATCAGGATGGCGTCGGGATCGACCTGCCGATAGCAGGCATGGAAATCGCTGCTCCACCAGACGTCCCGTAAGCCGTGCATGTCGGTGACCGTGTCAATCGGCGAATAGGTCTCGACGAGCGCCACGAACCGGCGGGCCACGCGGCGCACTTCGCGAAGGACGCTCGCGCGGTCGCGCGGAGGGACGTGAATCAACAGACCCATGGTGAAGACGAGATCGACGCTGGCGGTCTGGAACGGCAGCGCCCGCGCGAAGGCTTGCGCGACGGGATGACCGTGCGCCTGCGCCCGCCCGAGCGCGCGCGCATTGCAGTCGACGCCGAAGACCCGGACACCAGACTGCCGGAGAAGCGTCAGATTGGCGCCGGGCCCGCAGCCGACCTCGAGCACGGTCGCGAACTGATATCGGCTCGCGACGGCGCCCCACCACCGAGCTTGGGCCTCGGTCGCGCGGTCGTTATGCTCGGCGCAGAGATCGCCCAGATCGTACTTCCAGAAGCCCTCTTCCCGCGTGAGGCCCTCGAGGTTCACATCCGTCATGCCGCGAAGCCCTGGTAGCGCTCCTGCATCAGGGCGTGGCGCTTCACGACCTGCCTTGCGATCAACTCTTCGACCTCGTCCACAGGGAACTCATCGACACGCCGCGACCGCCAGCGCTCGCGTGCGAGCTCGACATATGGCGCGATGAGCGCCCACTCCGAGTCCGGGAAGTTTTTCCGCGTGTTGTCCGACCGAAAACAAAGGCCCGCAATCCAGTAGGCCGCGCTCCGCATAAGCCGCAGCGCGCCCCACCCTTCCATCGTCGTCGGCGGGACAAACGGAGGAAACCCGTCGACCCCGGCGACGGCATCATCATACATCGGGCTGCCAGGATAGGGCGCGAACTGGTAGATGGAGACCCGCGCCAGGGGATCGGTCTCGACAATCCAGTCGATCAGATCGAACGTGCGGGCCCGCATGGCCGGCGTCTCGCGCGGCATGCCGGTGATGAAACTGTAGATGACTGAGATGCCGGAGCCGCGCATGGCCAGTGCCGCGTGTCGGATGGCATCGACGCCGTGGCCCTTGCGGATCACGTGCTTGAGGAAGGCGTCGTCGCCGCTCTCACAGCCGATCTCCAGCGAGTAGCACTGTGACTCGACGAGCGCCTCGACCATCGCGGGCGTCAGGTAGGGTGATCGCATGTTGCCGTCCCATCGCACTCCGAGATCCCGGAGGATCGCGCCGATGCCGCGGATGCGCTCGACCCGGTCCATGCGGC